TCTTCTATCACAACAGCTCCGCCAATATCTAAGCCATAACCCACCTTAGTAGGCACATCTCCTATCTTTATCTTTCTCTCATCTTCTGAATAACCATTAGAATCTTCGTTAAATACTGTAGGTATATTGTCTGTTTCGTATGTTTCCGGAAGCAGTACCTTTAAAGATAGTGAAGTTACGTTCAACCACGTTGGCCTTACGTCCCTCGATATGTGCCTCGATTCTAAGATACCAAAAACCCAAGGCTTTATCCTCCCGGAATCCAGTACTTTAACTTTATTTTCTACCCATGCAGCAGAGTCCACTCCAATTTTAGTTTCCCGTAAAGTTTCTTCGATGCTTAATACATTTATCTTTCCATGTCCATTAACCAATTCCTTTTCTTCCCTATCTAAAGAATAGGTATTATTAATATCCCCTTCGTGTGGCAGAAATATTGCCAGTAAACCAAAATAGACAGAATTATCATCTATTGTTTGAATACTTAAATTTGTACCTGCCACCGGAACGGCTGCTAATTCCATCTCAATTCTTATTCCTTCGCCAAACACATTAAAAGCCTCCGCAGTCATTCCAATCCAATCATTCAATTCCTCTATTGAGTCATCATAATTAAAATCAGTAGACCATCCTCTCAACCCTACAGAATCCTCTCCATCCTGTGTTTCTTGCGTTATTTCTTGTTCTGGAAACCCTGTTCCATTACCAAACCAATGGTCTGCGATCATGTCGGTATGATACTCAACCACTTCTTCAAATTCGACTATTATGCTAAACTCCCCAACCTTGGGTAAAATAGAATAAGATTGTGCCCTGTCTATGTAGTGGTCATCCCCTCCGCACTCTACATCAATTAAACTTACAGGCAAATCTGCAATATCTAAAAATCTTCCGTCAGCTCCATATCTAGCCCCTTCAATAACCTTTCCTACGAGCGTAGAATAAGCTATATGATAAATACTTATCCATCCTTGGGGGTCTTGCATAAGCGTTGATCCAAAAGTCCTTAATATAGAGTTAATAACCTCTTTAGGTTTCATTCCATTAAAAGTAGCTGCGTTTATAAAATGAGCATTTAAAGTTGTTCTGGTATAATCCTCCTGATTGTCTTCGTAAATCTTGGACTGCATCCCGATAAACTCCCTAATATCATGTTGGGTATTGTTATAGTTAAGCTGAATAAAAGCAATAACATCCATAAATGATATTTTGCCTCCCCATCCTGAAATTGTCTTCTCTCCCATTCCACTAAGGCCGGCAACAAAATTAAGCGAAAGAGGGATAGGACTGTCTAAGTGGGGAACAAGTAATTGCTCAATAAGTAATTTTCCGGTAATATTCAAGTTCTCTGCCTGTATTTGCACTCTCCAATTTTCTTCCTCTCCCCTGGTTATAGCATCAAACTGACCGGAATACTCTTGCATGATTATAAGAACAATGTCAATAGGCACTATCTTTGGTGAGAAATCATTATCAATAATATCCGAAGACAAAATCAGTGGATCTGCTCCCAAACATATATCCTCAGTATCTCCAATATATCCTTTTTCTTGAATCTCTACATCTATTGACTGACCTTTGCTATCTGTAAATGAAGCCTTATATCTTGCAGCGAAAACTTCTCTTATAGGTACATTGATTATTTCAGAATAGTGCCTTATTGTGGCCGCACTCAAATCTGAGGAATCCCTAATATCTAAAGTCCAATTACCTTCTCTGAGTGCAGGAAATATTCCGTTGTTATTTTGAAAAAACAAATCATCAAAAGCAGGGTCTCCGGGGTCGTAAAGCTCATGTGTTATATTGTATCTCAAAGATGTGTCTAAATCTGTCATTCCTCCGTATCCCCTAACCTTAATTGTGCCGTTGTAAATGCTTTCATCCGCTGGTAAGATTATCATTGGGTCTCTGCGCTTTATCTTTTGGCCATCACCGCCAACGTAGCTTTGGCCGCTGGTTGTGTTTTTTATTTCAGCATGAGCTAGGTTTGTATCCTGATTAAGTATATAACCAGATTTCTCCGTTCCAGAAGAACTGTCAAACCATTGATCTCGTTGTGTAGGTACAGACTTCCATGTTTCAGAATCTTCTACAGATACAGCACCTTTTGTATCACTAGTCTCATAGTTATTGCCAAAATGGGCGCTAGTATCCCATTCAGTAACCGCTGCAAGATCGGGGTCTACTAACTTTCTGTATTTTATGGTCTGTAATATCCTACTCATGCCCCATATTTATTCATTCGATTATTTTCTTTGTCCACCATTGCGACAAGGTTTCTTCCTTTAATAACAAACTCTCCTGTAACCTCAACTTCACTAGCCCCCATCATTCCTTTTAAATCGCTTAACGGAGCAATAACTTCCGGATTACGGCTTGCCCCGGCGTATTCACCCATCAATCCATAAGTAGGCCCGGATACTATCCCTCCATCTGCAAAAGCTGTTACAGGATTACTTCTCGCACTATTAAGGGCTGTTTTCACTAAACCAGCCGCTAAAGCTATAGCTGCCGGAAGGACAATTAAAGCTAATGGCCCTGCTCCCGATGCTGATTGCGCCCCTGCGGTTACAGCCGCAATAGCCGCGTTAATAGCGTATTGAGTGGCAATGTCTATTAAGGCATTAATAGCCTGAACTTTAAAATCCTCTAGACTCTGCGCTCCTTGGGATAATGCCCCTGCTATAGATTTACCTATTGCAGCATAAGAGTCGGCTATAGCTTCATTAGCTTCTGCTAATCTTATTGAGTCAGCTATTAATGGGCCGAGTACAGGGTCATCCGAGAAACTTGTTCCTGTGGGGGTTGTTCTTAACTCTCCGGTTTGAGAAACACCGCTTACATCCGCATCTCTGGCTCTGCCCGATGCAGATCCTTTAGCTAAGCCTTCTAAGGATTTATCAGCGATTCGTTCTTTTAAGGTTAGTATTTCCCTGTACTTTCCAGTAACCTGGTCAAGTACTACCGAAACATCATATAAGCCTTCAATCTCTTTCCTATTCTGATCTTCAAAAGCCTTTGCTAATTTTTTTTGTAAATCTTCTTCTATTTTTATTTGCTCCTGAGCTTTTTTTGCTAGCTCCTCATTCCTTTTCGCTTCAGCTTCTTTTAATGCCGCGTAAGCAGAAGACACCCCTTCCTCAACACCATTATAAAAATCTTGTATTTCAGGAGCCGCTGCGGCAGCAGTCCATCCTGTATCTTCTAAGGCCTCTTTTAATGCTAAAGCCTCTGCTTCTACTTTACTCATGCCTACAGCAGACTCTATCAACACGTTGGTAAGAAAAGCAAATGGATTAGCCGTTTTAATCACAAACTCCCCCACGTCATCAATTGATGATGTAATCCCGGCAAAAGAAAAATCACCGAATTGCTTTAATATGTTTAAAAATTCTGTTGTGTGGCTTATAGCTGCCTTAAATAAAGTGCCGAAAACGCCTTCTCCCGACTCAAACGTAAGTATAAGCCCTCTCCATGCTGACTCTAAGATTAATAACTGATTAGCTATTGACCCCAATTGAGTTTCTGCTACCGCAGCAGCAGAACCCACTTCGCCCATTTCTTGCGTAACCTCTTTTAGCTTATCCGCATGTTTGGCTAATACTAAAAACGAACTAAGGGCAAACTGCCCAACAGCGTCTTTAGCAAACCCAAGGTCATCACCATAATCCTCCATGCTCTTGGAAGCGTCTTCAAAAATATCACTAAGAGACTTTCCTTCTTTGGCTAAGTTCGTAAATATTCTTCTTAACCCCGTACCAGCAATCGAACCCCGGATACCATTATCAGCAAGTATAGCTAAGGCTGCCGAGGTCTCCTCTATGGATGAACCGGCCGCTGCGGCTAAAGGCGCGGCAAATACCATTGACTGAGCAAATGTATCTACGGTAAGAGCTGATTTAGTAAAGGCATTAGTCATTGTATCAGCGACCCTTCCCATTTCAGAGGCTTCTAGTCCGAATGCCCTAAGTGTGGCCGCTCCTGTATCGGCTGCGGTAGCTACATCAATCCCGGCGGCTGCGGCTAAGTCAAGAATTGCTGCGGTTGAGTCTTCAATCTCTCCTTGGTCAAACCCAAAACGAGCAAGAATTGTTTGAAGTTCCCCTACTTGATTTGCTGTGAAAATTGTAGAACCACCCAAGCTGATAGCTTGCTCTTCGAGATTTTTTATATCATCCCTTGTAACTCTTAAAATAGCAGAAAGGCCAACCATGGCCTTATCAAAATCTATTATAGTATTAACTACGCCTACCCCAAGAGCAATAACAGCAGCAGCTCCAAACCCTATAATAGCTCCTTTTGCTAATTCCGTTAACTTAGTTAATCGCTTTAAGTTCCTGCCGCTTCTTCCAAGTGCCTTGTCAAGCCCCGTAGTATTGGCTCCTAATATCAGAGTAAGAAGTCCTTTAATCATGGCCTATTTCCAATTTTTCTTAATTAGTTCCATTTTTCGTTTTAACTCCTCTTTTTCTGCTAATAACTCATCCCTAGACTTTTGATTACCATCTATCAAAGGCAAGTACATAATCTCTTTTGGAGATTTAGCCCTCGCTCCTTTTTTTCGGTTCAAGTTAATATGAACCACCATTAAATGCCTGACCTTGTTCATCTCGAACTCATAATGGTAAGCTGATTGCTCCATCAGTAGTTCGAGTTCCCTTGGTGTGGAATCCCAAAACTCGGAAAGGGAAAGCCGAAACTTCGTAACAGCTCTCCTCTCCAAGTCAGGCAAGGTTACTTTACCGTGTCGGTAGAGTTAACTTCTTGGGTTCCGTTCGAAGAAACGGATTGGATTAAATCCTTGGTAAGCCCCTTTAAGAACTCCATCCGTACCTCGTTATCAAGGGCAAATAATACGTCGCCAACATCATATTGGGTCATGGTTCCAAGCCTTGATGGGTCGTAAACTTTCAAAGAACAGTATAAAATATCCCTCATCCAACCCATAGGGTCTTTATTAATAAGGGTTGATAACTCTGCATAGGGCGTATTAGTGACCCTAATCATTTCACTCAGTACGTTATGGGTGACTTTCACTTCGATAGTCTCTCCCTTAAATAATAACCTTGCCATAGTCTTATGAGTTAAGTGATTTTGTTAAAACTCCCGTTCCCCTAAAATTCACAGAGTACGTAGAAGCGTCATTCAAAGGAGCTTGTGCCGACAAACTGTCGATATAAGCACCTCCTGAATAAACCTCATCTCCTGAGTCCGCAGTTCCCCACTTGACAGTTACCAATGAGCCTAAATCCCATGCATCCCATAAGTCTGACCATCCTGCAACAGCGTCAAATGCGAGCATACCATCCAGTCCCATTCCCCATGTTTTCTGATTTGGTTTAATCTGTTCTGCGCCATTATTGTCCTTACAAGTAGTATCGGACATATTGGTGCTTAAATCGAGCGATGCAGAGGTAGCACAAGCTATCAATACATCATCAATGTAAATGCCTATCGCATTTCCATCTACTGTTCCTAGTGTTGCCATCGTTTTTGTATTTTAAAATTAATATTATTTCTTTTTTCTTTTTCGTTTTGCCCCTACTCCCATATCGGCAATCTCAGCCTTTTGCATAGCCTTATCCTCGGCTTGCTCGACCTGTTGCTTAAATCTCTGCTCCTCTTTAACTGCTCCTCTTTTTGAACATGGAACGTCCTCGTTAGATACAGCAATCTCATCTTGGCACAATTGCAGAGCAAGTCTTCTGGGCATAGCTATCGTGCTTCCTTTCTTGAAGTCAACTCCTAAATAAGTGTGGTCTTGCATTAATTTTACTATCATGGTGCTGTTGTTAGTGAGTTAAAACTAAATGTGTTTACAAAGTAGTCTTGGGTACCATCGTACCCGTCAAACAACCCAGCAAACCTTATTCCTTTAAAGTCGGTGTCCTTATACATGTCCAGGTCTTCTCTGGAAAATCCTAAGAGCGTTTCTACCGTTCCGTAATCTTCGGCTACCGCTGTGACATTGAACGTATAGTTATCCATAACTGAAGCTCTGTCCTTGCAATTGATAGGGGCCTGTGCCATACTCTCGATAATAATGAATGGGGCAGGAACCTCTTTGTCGGCATAAGCCACAAATATATTATCCCCTACCACATCAGTTATCCGAGTGTCTGCAATCAATATGTCCCTTATCGTCTTTAGTTTCATTACTTAAAATATTCCGGGTATCTCTTTCTGGCGTGTTTCTTCATTGCCAGGATAAAGCTGTCCCCAAATTGACTGAGTATTATTCCTTTATATTTCGCTGCTATCGGATTGACATAATGGTTTGCCGCTTTAGCTTTTCTTAACTTAGTGTGAACGGTTCCTCCTTTCAAACTAAATCTCATTGTCTTCTTTCTCCTTCCTGCTCCCCTATGAAGGGATGAGCCATTCTGAACTATTGCCGGTGTTCCGAGAACAATAAAATGTTGGGCAAAAGCTCCTTTTTTTACAAGGTGTCCTGCCCAAATCGGGTCTATTAGGTCCCCTTTGTTCTTGTGCTTCCTGGACTTTGCAATCCCAACCGACTGTTTCAAAGAACCTCTTTTCTTTCCGAGCTTGCCTCTGGCTGCTTGCCTAGTTGTTCTTTTCCGTAGGTCTCTGACTCCACTAATCCTTGTCTCTTTCTGTACAGGGGTAGCAACCTTCAAAGCCCTACGGTAATCCTTAGTAGCTATAACGTAAGATTTCCTTATTGCAGGGTTCTTTTCCCTGCTACTCATATATGATAAGAACGCTATGGCTTCTGGCATCCCAGCCCAAGAAGCTCCTGCTCCTTTTACTGCTGTTACCGCTCCTTGATTGACCGCCATGATTATCTATTATCTTTCCATTGAGCGATAATTACATACCCTTTTCTCCGGGGTATTTCTTCAACTCGCTTAATGTCATATTTTTCACCTTCAAAAACTATCCTCATTCTTGGTGTTATCCCCTGAATGAACCTTATCTTAAATTCTGTTGTCTCGTTCCCTACATCCTGAGTCGATTCCCAAACCTCTCCTCCTTTCTTTATACTAATTCCGCAAGGAATATTAGTATGGACATCAACCCATGACTTAGGATCGTCATGCCCAAAATTGTCCTTAATCCCGGACGGTTCCTCAATAGTTAAAAATCTATCTAATTCTCCTGAAAAAATAGTCCTCATCTTATGAGTAGTTATACAGCCTAAGCTGCATTAGAATATTATCTGAGGCTTTCCTCCATCGCTGGTTAGGATCATCTCTAAGGTCATATCTGTAACCTATAATTAGCTTAATGGCATCAATAATATCAGCACCCTGATTACCTATAACCATTCCTTCCGAGGTATAGTATATCTGGATTGGAAAGTACTCATCGGCAATATCTTCCGGCCAACTCTCCCCCTGCTTCAGGGACAAATACCCTTCCTCGATGTTAAGCCTGGTATTGGCAACATCAAACTGCTGAACGGCTCCATCGCCGTCAAAATATTCAATCTTAGTCACTTCCGAAACCGGTGGAAGCCGAAGCTCCACCAGTTCTGTAAAGTGATTTAATGACATCATGTACTGATTATTGCTAATAGTACGATTGAGATAATTCTCAGCATAAGCGACCGCTCCATTGATTATGCCCTGAATAAGGACATCCTCCGAATTGCCAGTAACCCTAAGCCAATTTTTAGCTTGTTCGACTGTTGCTATCCCAGAGGTATCTCTGTTGATAACCGCCAATGTGCTGTTCATTATTCCCATCTTATTTCTGTTTAGGTTTATTAACCTTAGCTGGTGCTTTTTTAGGTTCCATAGAATCTGCCACTCCTGCCTTAATCATTTTCTCAGCAAGATTGTCAGCCACCTGATGAACCCCTGCGCCATATCCGAATCCTTGACTCGGAGCATGGCTCTTAACAAGAA